CGTTTGAGGCACAAGATCAAATAGACGACGCCCTCGCCCGCTGGAAGGAAGCAGGAGGACGCTGATGGATGACGCCGTCGTGAACAAGCTTCGCGCAAAGGCCGCGAAGCAGCGCCAGGAAATCGCGCGCCTCACGAAGGAAAATCTCCAGCTGAAGGAGGACAAGGCGATGCTCCTCCGCGACCTGAGGAAGAGGAAGGATGCAGGATAGCGACTTCATACTCCTTCGAGCGATGGCCGAGAGCAGGCAGCCGCAAACGGCCATCGGCCCGCTCATCCCCTGGGCGTGCGTCTTCCAGGATCTCGACGGCGAGTGGATCCCGGTGATCCTCTACGGAACCGACCCGGAACAGGTCTACAACGACTGGAGGACGCAGTTCCCCAGGTTCCAGATCGCCGGCATCGTCAGCAAGACATGGACAATCGGAGGTGATGATGAAGCGCCATGACCTGATCGCGCGTGAGCTGGTCGCCGAGCGCGACTGCGCCATGACCGCCGACGAGATTGCAGCGCGTGTCTGCGCGCCTCGCGAGGCCGTCCTGGAGGATCTCAGGCACCTCGAGGACAATGGGCGCGTGTACATGCGCAACGGGTTCTACAAGCCGTCACCGATGGAGATCGTCAATGCGTACAAGCAGCGCGAGGGACAGGCGTAGGCGCTGGGTCGCGATCAGCCTGATGTTGGCAATCACGGTCCCTGTCATGCTCCCGGTCTGGGCGTGGCAGGGCATCAGGCAGGGATGGACAGACCTGCGAAGGTGGGCACGAATATGATCGTCAAGACGCCGGAGGTCTTCGCGCCTCTCTGGGAGCAGGAACACAAGCGCTTCGTCGGCGCGCATGGAGGGCGTGGATCGGGCAAGAGCTGGGACCGCGCCACCCATCTCGTCTACCGCATGCTCCAGGAGCCGATCCGCGTGGCCTGCGTGCGGGAGGTGCAGAACTCCATCAAGGACAGTGTCTACCAGCTCGTCGTCGACACCATCCAGCGCAATGGGCTGGGTGACCAGTTCCAGCTGACCGAGAGCGAAATCCGGTGCGCCAACGGCTCGGTCGCCATCTTCAAGGGCATGAAGGATCAGAACGCCGAGAGCATCAAGTCGATGGAGAACATCTCGATCGTCTGGTGGGAAGAGGCGCAGACGGCCAGCCAGAGATCCATCGACCTGCTGCGCCCGACGATCCGCTCCGAGGGCTCGCAGCTCTGGTTCACCTGGAACCCGCGGAAGCGCACCGACCCGGTCGATGTCCTGCTGCGCCAGGGCGGCATCCCCGACGAACACAAGGTGGTCGTCGAGGCGAACTGGCACGACAATCCGCACTTCCCCGAGGAGCTGGACCTCGAGCGCCAGATCGACAAGGAGGGCGAGCCCGACCGCTACGCCCACATCTGGGAAGGCGCCTACGAAGAGGAGAGCGACACGCAGTTCATCGGCGGTGGCCTCGTTCGCGAGGCAACAGACCGCAAGCCCTGGTCGGAGATCAACGACCCGCTTATCCTGGGGGTCGACGTGGCGCGGTTCGGCGACGACGTGAGCGTGATCTACCCGCGCCGCGGCTTCGACGCCTGCTCGATGGGCTACCAGGTCTACAAGCGCCTCGACACCATGCAGCTTGCCAGCCGGGTGGCCGAGATGGCGACCCAGATGGTGGCCGATGCCATCTTCGTCGACGAGGGCGGCGTGGGTGCCGGCGTTGTCGACCGCCTGCGCCAGCTGAACATGAACGTCATCGGCGTGAACTTCGGCGCGCGCCCCGACCAGGCGATGACTGGCCTGCCGAAATGCGTGAACAAGCGGGCCGAGATGTGGGCCGCGATGCGCGAGGCGCTGCGCTCTGGTCTCGCAATCCCGCAGGACGAGCATCTCGAGGTGGACCTGACCGGCCCGCTTTACTCGTTCAGCCCTCAGAACGAGATCATCCTCGAGAAGAAGGAAGACATGCGAAAGCGCGGCGTGCGCTCGCCCGACGTGGCCGATGCCCTGGCGCTGACCTACGCCTACCCGGTGGTGGCGCGTGCGCTCCAGAGGCGCGAGGAAGAGCGGGCTGACGACAGCTGGGATCCGATCTGGGGCAGCATCGAAGAGCCCGTGTAATTTTTTTCTTGACGCACCATTCTCCGCTTTAGCGGGTGTGTTATCCTTCGCGAACCTAAACTGCGAGAGGTTTGCCATGTGCAGCGCACCTGATGTCAATGTCCCGGATCCCGTGCAGCGCCAGGGATCGCAGGCGCCGACGTATCGAGACGGCCAGGCCGCAAGCGGTGCGAACCGCGGACGGCGTGGAACCCTGCTGACCAAGCCGGATGGATCGCCCGTGGCCGGAAGCGGCAACCGGGGCGCGCCTGCTGCCCAGGGTGGCGGCATGTCCGAGGTCTCGCCGACCGGCAAGAAGAGCCTTCTGGGGCAGTGATCTGAATGCTTGGACCCAACGACAGCTCCAACAAGTCCAAGGATCGGGCCGACCTGATCCGCGCCCTCGTCACGCGACGCAAGGGCATGGACGCGGAGTACAACCAGTGGGAGCCTCACTTCCGTGAGCTGCGCGACGCGATCCAGCCGTCGCGTGGTCGCTTCTCGCTGGGCGAGGATCGGAAGTCCTCCACCCTCAATAAGAAGATCATCGACGGGCAGGCGCAGAAGTCCATGCGGACGATGCGTGCAGGCCTGATGGCGGGCATGACGTCACCGTCGCGCGCCTGGTTCAAGCTCGGCCTGTACGACCAGGACTCGATGCAGGATCCAGACGTGCAGGCCTATCTGCACACGGTGCAGACCCGCATGTACACCGTGCTGCGCGGATCGAACATCTACCGCCTGCTCGACGCCGCCTATGGCGATCTCGGCCTCTACGGCACGTTCTGCGGCCTGATCGTCGGGGATTTCGAGGACGTGATCCGCGGCATTCACCTGCCGGTGGGCATGTTCCGCATCGAGGAAAACGAACGTGGCGCCGTCGACGTCATGCACCGCGACGTGCGCAAGACGGTCGACCAGGTCGTGCGCCAGTTCGGCCTCGAGAACTGCTCCGACCAGGTGCAGCGCCTGTACAAGCAGAACCAGCTCTACGACACGGTGGACATCCACCACGCCATCGAGGTGCGGCGCGATCGCGACCCGATGAGCCCGCTTTCGTCTGATCGGCCTTTTGCCAGCTACTACTGGGAGAAGACCGAGAGTAGAAAGTTCCTGGAGATCTCGGGCTTCGAGACGAACCCGATCCTGGCACCGCGCTGGGAGCGGGTCGAAGGCGAGACCTGGTCGGTCAGCTCGCCGGCCATGATCGCGCTTGGCGATGCCGTGCAGCTCCAGCAGCAGCACCGGGACAAGGCGGTGGCTATCCAGTACATGGTCAAGCCGCCCCTGATGGCGCCCGCGGGCTTCACGCAGAAGTACAAGCATGTGCCGGGCGGGGTGACCACGCTGAACGTCACCGACCTGCAGAAGGGCGGGATGCGTCCCACCCATGAGGTTCGGCCTGACGTGAACGCGCTGGTGATGGACATCAACGAGACGCGCGAGCGCATCCGGCAGGCCTTCTTCGAGGATCTCTTCCTGATGACGGCGCAGAGCGATCGCCGCCAGGTGACGGCGCGCGAGATCGCCGAGCGGCAAGGGCTGCAGCCGGGTACGGTGCCGATCACGGGCTGCTGCAGCCGATCATCGACGCCACCTTCCACTACATGGAGCGGGCGGGCATCCTTCCCGAGCCGCCCGAGCAGATCCAGGGGTCGCCGATCAAGGTCGAGTACATCTCGCTCCTGGCGCAGGCGCAGCGCGCGGTCGGCGTGGCCGCGATCGAGCGCACGGTCGGGTTTGCAGGCTCCCTGGCGCAGCTGAAGCCGGAGGTCATGGACACGCTCGACGCGGACACGATGCTGCGCGAGTTCGCCTCGCAGATCGGCCCGCCGCCCGAGATCCTGCACGATCCGAAGACGGTCGAGCAGATGCGCCAGCAGCGTGCGCAGCAGGCGCAGCAGCAGGCGCTAATGGAGAACGCCCAGCCGCTGGCGCAGGCGGGCAAGCTCATCAGTGAGACGGCAGAGCGCGGCGAGGAAGGCCTCGCCCGGCAGAGGGTGATCTGATGCAGGTGGATGAGGCAAAGCTCGACTGGCTGATCTCGGATCTCGACCCCGAGGACGAGGTCACGAAGCGCGCGCTCGAGCTTCTCG